TATGCAAGAATATACAAAGAAGGTGATGTCCTAGCTCGTCACAAAGATAGATACTCATGCGAGATATCTACTACATTAAATCTAGGTGGTGACCCATGGCCCATTTATCTTGATCCAACAGGTAAAACTGGTCAAGCTGGTGTTAAAGTGAGTCTTGAACCAGGTGACATGTTAATATATTCTGGTTGTGATTTAGAGCATTGGAGAGAAGAATTTAAAGGCAAGAACTGTGGACAAGTATTTTTACATTATAATAAATCTAGTTCTAAAACAGCTAAAGAAAACTACTTAGACAAACGACCTTTACTAGGCGCACCTGCTTGGTTCAAAGGTGTAAAGTTGACAAAAATTAAAAAATAGTCTATACATTAGGCTTGCAGGGGGATGATCCACCACAGATTCCCTCTGCTTTAAACATATTGAAATCACACACAATCTGCTATATTACCTAATAAACAGGATTTTATATGTTACAAAAACTAGGTTTTTTACCAGGATTCAATAAACAAGTTACATCTACAGGTGCAGAGTCTCAATGGATAGACGGAGAAAATGTACGTTTTAGGTATGGTACACCTGAAAAAATAGGTGGTTGGCAACAACTAGGTGAGTCTAAACTTACAGGAGTTGCAAGAGGATTGCATCACTTTGTTAATAAATCTTCTACTAAATTTGCAGCAATAGGCACAAACAGAATTTTATATGTATATTCTGGTGGAGTATATTATGATATACACCCATTAGTTAATCCATCAGGTACAACTATATCAAATTGTTTTACAACTACCAATGGATCTCCAACAGTCACTATTACATTTTCAGGAGCACATACGTTTGTAGCAGGAGACATTATTACATTTAGTGATTTTTCAGCTGCAACTAATTCTAATTATAGTGCTGCAGATTTTGATGACATAAAATATATGGTAACAAGTGTACCAACCCCTACAACTTTAACTATTACTATGGATAATAATGAAACAGGGTCCGGTGCAACTACATCAGGTAGTGTTAAATACTATCAATATTATCATGTAGGTCCAGCTGAACAGATAGGGTCTTTTGGTTGGGGTATTGCACTATGGGGTGGTAATTTATTAGGTGCATTAACTAATACATTAAATGGAGCAATCAGTGCTACATCAGGCGGAAACAATGGTTCTGCTACAGAAATTACATTAACTAGTACAACAGGGTTTCCGTCTACAGGTACAAACCATGTTACGATAGGAACAGAAGAAATATCATATACAGGTATTTCTGGAAATAAACTAACGGGTATAGGAAGAGGAGCTAGAGGATCTACAGCTACTACTCATTCTAATGGTGCAACAGTAACTAATTCATCTGGTTTTACTGGATGGGGATCACCAGCAGCTAACACTGACCAAGTAACAGATCCAGGATTATGGTCCTTGGACAATTTAGGATCAACTCTTATAGCGTTGATACATAATGGAGAGTGTTTTCAGTGGGATGGTGATGCAGCGGATGCTACAGCAACAAGAGCAACTATTATATCAGGTGCACCAACAGCGTCACGTGATATGTTAGTATCTACTCCTGACCGTCACTTAGTATTTTTTGGAACAGAAACAACTATTGGTGACAAGACTACACAAGATGACATGTTTATTAGATTTTCATCTCAAGAAGATATTACAGATTACACACCTACAGCTGAAAATAGTGCTGGTACACAAAGACTGGCCGCCGGATCACGGATCATGGGTGCTAAACTAGGTAGAAATGCTATTTATGTTTGGAGTGACACTTCTTTATTTACTATGAGATTTGTAGGAACTCCTTTTACATTTGCTTTCGAACAAGTTGGTACTAACTGTGGATTGATTGGTATGAATGCAGCAGTAGAGGTTGATGGTGCTGCGTACTGGATGTCTGATAATGGTTTCTTTAGATACACAGGTAAACTAGAATCTATGGATTGTTTAGTTGAAGATTATGTTTATGACGATCTTAACACTACATCAAATCAATTAGTTTATTGTGGTATAAATAATTTGTTTGGTGAGATTACTTGGTTTTATCCAACATCTACATCTAATGTAAACACTAGATCAGTTACATATAGTTATTTAGATTCAACAGCTAAAAGACCTATATGGTTTACTAATGCAAGTTCTTTATTTCCTAGAACAACATGGGAAGATTCTGCTGTATTTGGTTTACCACATGCAACAAGGTATAGCGCAGGAGTTGACACTTCTTTTGATGTCAGAGGTAATACAGATGGAAGCACAGTTTATTTTGAACACGAAACAGGAGTTAATCAACAAGAGGCAGCAACAGCTGCTGTTGCAATTCCAGCTAATATTACATCTGGTGATTATGATATTACACAAAAAGTTATTAGAGGAGCTGCAACTAACTTAGGTGATCTTAGAGGTGATGGAGAAAACATTATGAGAGTTAGTAGAATTATACCAGACTTTATAACACAACAAGGAAATGCTATTGTACAATTAGATTTAAGAAATTATCCAAACGACACAGCTGCAAGCTCATCACTGGGTCCGTTTACAGTATCTTCTACAACAGATAAAGTAGACACACGAGCTAGAGGTAGAGCTATAGCTCTTACAATATCTAATACGGCAGTAGATACTAGTTGGAAACTAGGGACTTTTAGGTTAGATATACAAACTGGAGGAAGACGATAATGTCAGTAGATAAAAAAATTAATTATCAAATACAAGGTGGTGTAAAAAATTACAGACCATCAAAAATGGTGACTGTACCAAAAATTGCTAAGTCATCACCAGATACACCTACAGCTAAGTTAGCTTATATTACACCTGAAGAAGAAAACATACTTATAGATTTAAATTTATATGGATCATTAATAGGTAAACCAAACAGAGGACCTGGAGGCATACCTTCTTTAGAAGGAGACTTTGGAGGACCAGACGGATTTGGAGGATATCAAGGTGGTGGAGATTATAGTTCTGCAGAAACTGGTAATTCTTCTGGATTTGATGGAACAGGAAGTGGTCCAGAATTACCTCCAGGAGTAGATCCAACACCAAGTCAAGAAGCACAAGATATCCGAAATTCATTTATTGCATCGGGTGGTGGACAAAGAGTCAATCCAGGTTTTTTTGATAGTAGAAATACTGTGAGTCCTGCTGAATTAACAAGAGCAAAAGCATTTGCACCACAAGCGTATAAAACTAATCGTAGTAGGGGTGTTATGGATTATATTACAGGTGGTGGTATATTAGGTGCAGGTGTTAGAAGCTTAGGACAAATGTTTGGTTTAGGAAAAAAATATAATGAACCAACTTATGACATGTCTGGTTATAATAGCTTAGGTTTTGGTGTACCTAATTTTGAATCAGGTGATGGTGACTACGATATGTTAGGAAATAAAATTAATGAAATTACAGGTGAAATAACTTCTCCTACAGGTCAGAGTCTTGGTTTTCTTAAAGGTTATCCTGGTCAAAAAAAAGGTATAGAAGCTATTGCACCAGTTAACTATAGTGAATTAGTAGAACAGTTTGTTCCACCAAGCACTATGCCAGAAGACGAAGACTTACTAGGTGGTTTTAAATCAAGATTTTTACAAAACAGAACACAAGAAGAAAGAGAAGCAATTGAAAAAATGATTAATGAAAAATTTAAATACGACTACAATAATTTTGGTTTAGAAGACATGGACGGTATCTAATGGCAAAAATAGTACAATCATTAACTAGAGCAAGTTCAGAGTATGAAGAAGACGTAGCACAGTCTTTAGTTAGAGATTTAGATGCAGTTCTTGAAAAACTTAACACTACATTTCAAGAAGAATTAAAACAGGAGATAGAAGCTAGAAGTTTCTTTTTAGATTAATGGCAGTAGTAAACCAATATAAATTTGTAGGTATAGACAACAGTACAACAGGTGGAGCACTTACACCATTAGGGTCTGGTATTCCTGCAGTGAATGAAACTATAGTTATTAAATCAATATTAGTTACAGCAGCTGGCACACCTACGGTGACTGTTACAAACAACAGTGTTACAGCTATTAAATCAGCAGCATTGACAGCAAATGTTACAACAGAATTATTGACTCAACCGCTAATAGTAGAGGGTGGTAAAACTTTTACAGTACAATCAAGCAGCTCAGATTCGTTTGATGTAGCTATTAGCTATTTAAATATCAAGAAAGAGGTAACAACATAATGAAAATATATGACGCTAAAGTAGAAGAAACTTACAGACACAAGGAAACTGGAGAGGTTTTTAAGACAAGAAAAGACTGGGAAGCTAAGGGTTATAAGAATGAAGACATGGCACAAGATGTAAAAGTTATCATGCCAACTCTTGATTTAGTAGGAAAAACAAAGTAAACTGACAAAACCATGGGAATAGAAGATATACAAATTTCAGAAGAACTAGAGACTAACGCACCATCTATAAAATATAGTGGTAATGAAGGTCCTAAATCTCCACAAGAAATGGAGCAAATGATGATGGCTCAATTAGAAGAAGAGTATTTAAAATATGTTGATGACATGATGGAGCAAGGTCTTGAGCCTATGACTCTTGAACAGTTTATGCAACAAGCAATGGCCGAAGGTCAAATGGCTGGTGGCAATCCATTACCACAAGACCCTACAAAACCAGTTAATCCTTTTGCACCTAAACCAACAGGACCAGTATTACCTGACAGACAGATGGCAGCGTATGGTGGTATCATGGGTCTAGATGGAAGAAAACAATATGGTATTGGATCGTTCTTTCAAAAATATATTAAAGATCCAATTGAAATGGCTGTTACTGGAAAAACTTATGAAGACTTGGAAAGAGAATCGCAAGCAAGAGTTGACAGAGAACCAGAAGGTTATGAAAGTTATTTTGATACTTTATTTAAAGGTGAAAAAGGTGAAGACGATAAAGGCAGAGAAACACGTACCGGTGGTGTAGATAAATATGTTTTACCAGTAATAGGTGGTGCAGTAGCAGGATTGTTTACTAAAAAAGATAAAGATGGAAATACAGTTTCCACGGCTCCAGATGAAACAGCATTACAATTAGCTGACCTTAAAAAATCTGCAAACATACTAGATCAAAAACAAGGACTAGCAGCAGGATTAAATTTTATACCTTCAGTTGCATCTAGAAAATATTCACCAACAGAAATGATTGAAGTATATCAAAACGCAGCTAACGGTGGGAGAATAGGATATCAAAATGCAGGTCCTGTTCTTGATCAACAAACAACACAAATGATTTTAGATATGCATGGAAGAGGTATGGATATAGATACTATTCAAACCATAACTCAACAAGATCCTAACGCTATTAATGCTATAATAAATTCACAAAATTTACCTAAACAGATGCCTAGAGAAATGGCCGAAGGTGGAATCATGGACCTTGGTGGTATGGAAAAAGATTACAGAGCTGAAGGTGGGTTTGTACCTATTGGAAGAGAAGAAAAAGCAGACGATGTGCCTGCAAGATTAAGTGTAAATGAGTTTGTATTTACTGCAGATGCTGTTAGAAACGCAGGTGG